CTATTTCCGCGCAGAAAATCCCCAAATAAAATCTGGTTAGCGGCTGCACGACTGAAAAATGCGATAAATATCTGCTGAAGTATAGAATTAACCAGTTTGGAAAAGGCACATAACTGATTTTTGGAATCGTGGTGATAAAATGGCAAGACCAAGACAGCCGATTAATTTACTTGAAGCTAAAGGGAAAAAACATCTTACAAAGGCTGAAATTGAGGAGAGGCGGAGCACTGAAGTTACAGCATCAGATGACAATATAGTTGCTCCTGAATATCTTACTGCAAAGCAAAAGCGCGAGTTTGATAAGATTGCGAAACAATTAGTTGACATCAAGATTATGGCGAACCTGGACTGTGATGCCTTGGCACGATTTATCATTGCCAAAGACCAGTACGTTAAATTCACTAAAATCGTTAGGAAAATTCCTGACGATTGGAAGTTGATTAATTCGCTTGATAAGGCAACACTGATACAGGACCGTGCATTCAAGCAGTGCCGAGCCGCCGCATCAGACCTTGGGCTTACCATCACAAGCCGCTGCAAGCTGATAATCCCGAAGAAAGAAGAAAAGCAGGAAAGCAAGTGGGACAAATTTCGGACTGATACTGGATGAAGGACCGCGCTGTTGCCTATGCAGAATCTGTTATCAAAGGGACTATCGGGAGAGCGGTTGGAAATACTGAAAAGCTATCTTGCAGGAGATTTTTAAAGGACCTTGAGCGACAGGGAAGCCCAGATTTTCCATACGTATACGACCATAAAAGGGCGCAACGACTGATTGATTTTTCGGAAACGCTGATACTGGCTGAAGGCAATGAACAGGGGCCGTTCCATGCGGCAGATTTTCAGTCTTTCATTATGTCAAATTGGAACGGGTGGGTTATCAAGGATACCCAGAACCGCCGATTCAGAACCTCATATATACAGATTGGACGGCAAAACGGAAAGTCAATTATGAATGCTATACCGGCGCTTTACTATGGAAACTTTGACGGATATAAATACGCACAGATTTATTGCGTAGCGACGAAAGAGCTTCAGGCGAAGATTGTACTTCAAGAGTGCTATAAATTCATTCAAGCTGATAAAGAACTGAATGGTACAAAAACCAGCTCTGGTCTTTTTACGATTCAGGATTATAAAAGCGAAATTAAATGCAATTTAACAAACGGGCTCATTAAGGCGCTTGGAAGGGATACAGAAAGTATCGACGGATTCAGACCGTATTTTGCATCTGTGGATGAATATCACAAACATAAAACAAACCAGATGTACAAACTGCTTACAGACGGAGATAAAAAAATGAAGTCCTGCCTTGTGTCGATTATCACAACGGCTGGATTTGATTTAAACAGCCCATGCAAAACAGAATATGACTATGGTATTTCAATTCTGAACGGGTTTTCAGATGAAACGCACTTCGTATTTATCTGCGAACCGGATAAAGAAGATACTGTGGGAAGCAGAATTTACGATGAATCCATTTGGCCAAAAGCCAATCCGCTATGGACGCCTGAAACGCTTATTAGCTTGAGAGGAGACGCGAAGCAGGCGCGCGAAAAGGGCGGAGAAGACTTACTCGACTTTCAAACAAAAGGGCTTAATATCTGGGTACAGGCTGCTGAATCTGACTATATAGATAAGCAGAAATGGAATGAATGTACTTCAGATTTGACTTTGGATGATATGGCAGGCCGCGAATGCTATCTTGGACTTGACCTATCTGAAGGTGGCGACCTTACAAGCGGGTTTCTCGAATTTCCATTATTCGATAAAGAAGACGGTCTGTATTTTGGAGACAGCCACTCTTTTATGCCATCTTCAAGGCTACTGGAGCATGAGCAAACCGATAAAGCGCCTTACCGCGAATGGGCAAGAAGTAATCTCTTGACCCTTACAGAAGCACTTGGAGGATATAAAACCGATTACAAATACATTCTTGAATACTATCGAAATCTTATTTCTAAGCTGAAACTAAAGTTGCTTGGAATTGGATACGACCCGCACAACGCTTCGGCGTTTTTGGAAGATCTTGAAGAATTCAACTGCGACTTAGTAGAAATCACACAGTCGGCGAGAGCTTTGAACGACGCAACGGATGACTTTAGGCTTTGCGTAAAAGCGAAGAAAATGCTTCATGACCGCAGGAACGGGCTGCTGACATGGAGCTTTTTTAATGCAAAAGTTACACATAACAGCTTTGGAGAAATCAAAATCGACAAGCAACTTAGAACAAGCCGGATTGACCCGTGCGATGCTGCAATTGATGCACACATATTGGCGATGCAGCACAAAAAAGAAATCGACGTAAATAAATATCTTACAGATGGGACGCTGGACAGACTTTGGGGATTGAAATGAAAAGACGACTAATTCAATTTTTTGGCTTGCTAAAAAATGTAATTTCAGAATACATCGAAGATTTCTTTATTTTTGCAGGTCTCGGATTTATCTGCCTTGCTACCTTTTTACTATCTGAAATAGCCGGGTTTTACTGTCTGGGGTTATGCTTATTCGGACTTGGAGTCTGGTTTACCAGGAATCCGGTAAGGAGATGATGCAATGCTATTCAGAAAATCATACAGGCCGCGGTCAAAACTACTTGAAACGGGCGACCTTGCAGGCTTTGCAGAGTTCCTCGGCATACCGGTAGAATCCCTTGAAGTTCATGGCTCGCAGGCATTGAAGGAAGCTACTGTTTATACCTGCTTAAAAATACTCTCCGAATCTGTTGCAAAACTTCCGATGAAAATATATCAGGACAACGGAGATGGCGCAAAAAAGCCGATAAAGGACTATCGGTATTCCCTCTTAAAATTAAGGCCGAATCCATACATGTCGGCTTACGATTTTTGGAGGGTTTTGGAAGTGAACCGCAACATTTTCGGAAATGCCTACGCATTAAGAGATACTTCAATAACCGGAAAGATTACAGGGCTTTATCCAGTGAAAAGCGAAAACATGACAGTATATGTTGATGATGCCGGACTTTTATCAGGCAAAGATAGAATCTGGTACAAATATCGAGATGATACTGGAAAAGAAACAATGCTGGACTCTGATTCGGTCCTGCATTTTAAAGGCCTTTCCTTAAATGGGCTAATTGGGCTTAGCACAATAGAACAGCTTAAAATAACGATTGAAAACGCGAAAAGCTCTTCTGATTATCTAAATACGAGCTACAAAAAAGGCCTGCAAGTTGGAGGAATATTACAGTACACAGGTAATTTGGACGATAAAGCGCAGGCAGAGCTTGTAAATAAATATGAGCTTTCTATGGCAGGAGTAAAGAATTCCAACAGGATTACCGCTATGCCGGTAGGGCTTACCTATCAACCAATCAGTTTAAAAATGACAGACGCTCAGTTCTTGGAAAATACTCAGCTTACAATTCAACAGCTTACAGCGGCATTTGGAATTAAACCACATCAGGTGAACGACCAAACAAAAACGTCCTATGCTTCTACTGCTGAAGCAAACAGGGAATTTTACTCAGACACCATGTTAGCTATTCTGACAATGTACGAGCAGGAATGCACTTACAAGTTGTTCTCAAAAAGAGAGGTTGAAAATGGATTTTACGTAAAGTTCAATGCCGACGTTATTCTTAGAGGCGACCCCGAAAAGCGATATACAGCATATAGGCAGGCAGTTCAAAATATGATTCTTACTCCAAATGAATGTAGAAGATTGGAGGAGCGCCCTGAAATGCCTGGTGGAGACAAGCTATATGGAAACGCTTCGCTTGTACCGGCTGAGCTTTTAGCAGAAGGGCTGCCTTATAAGGAAAAATTGAAAGGGGGTGAAACAGGTGAGTAAAATTTTGAAGTTGAAATACGAAAATCCGAAAACGCACGCCCAGTCGCACGGATATTTGGAAATTAAGAATCAGTCAGAGCAGAGTGCGGATTTGTATTTTTATGGCGACATCTGCTCTTCAAGTTGGGATGTTTGGCAAGAAGAGGACAAGTGTCCTCAAGACGTCGCAGACTTTCTTGACGGGTTAAATGGCGTTAAAAATATTAACATCTACATCAATTCAGGCGGAGGAGACAGTTTCGCCGGGATGGCCATTTACAATATCCTTGCCAGAAACGGGGCCCATATCGACGTTTATGTTGACGCTATTGCCGCTTCGGCTGCCGGCCTGATTGCGATGGTAGGATGCCTGGATGGGAACACACTTCATATGCCCCCTGGGTCTCAGCTTATGCTTCATAAGTGCTGGACAATGGCTCTTGGAAATGCAAACGATTTCAGGAAGCTGGCCGATTCGCTTGACAAGTGCGACCAGGCGTACATTGAGGTATTCAGTCAGAGCGCCCTTAAAGGGATTACAGATGACCAGATTTCCAAGATGCAGCAGACCGAAACATGGCTGGATGGAGAACAAGCTGCAAAAACGTTTAAAAATGTTGACACTTCGGGAGAGGAAGCCGTGGCAAGCGTAAACAGCATGTTTTTTAGCCGATATAAAAACGTCCCTGAAGGTCTAAAAGAAAAGCCTGAGCCAAATGGCTTGAGCGAGGAATCCAAAAAGAAAATTGAGCTTGCAAAAGCAAAAATGAATTTTGAACTTGCAATTTAGTCTAGAGCACAAGCCGCTGTAAAGCGGCAATTTTTTTAGAAGAAAGAGGAGATTTTATTATGGCATTTGTAAGCAAAGAGATGAGGCAGCTGCTTCAGGATTTAGATGCTAAGAAGCAGGAAGCCCTGGCTCTTCAGAGCAAAGACGATGTAACCGCAGAGGAAATCAACAAAAAAACTTCTGAAATTCAGACTATCAAGGCAAAAATCGAATCGCAGAAGGCAATTGACAGCGGAAAATTTGACGCGGAGGGAGCCCATGCTGTAAAGGCAGAAGAGGAAAAGCATACAAACAAACTTGCTTCTCTTGAATATCGCAAAGCCTTCATGAGCTATGCAAAGACCGGGAAAAGTTCGGAAATATTGGAGTTCCGGTCTGCCGATGCCTCTACCACTACCGGAGACGTTGGGGCTATTATCCCCTCTACGATTCTGGAAGAGGTTATCAAAAAGGTTGAATCCTATGGCCAGCTTTTCTCCCGTGTGCGCAAGCTTGCAGTCAGGGGCGGTCTGAAGGTTCCAATCCTGTCTTTGAAGCCTACTGCTACCTGGATTGGAGAATCGACTCCGTCCAGCCGGCAGAAAATTCAGATGACAGACAGCGTGTCTTTCACCTACTACGGCCTTGAGTGTAAGGTCGCTACATCTATCCTTGCAGACACTGTAACGCTTGCCCAGTTTGAAAGTATCCTGATTGACGTGATTGGAGAAGCAATCACAAAGGCGATGGATATTGTTATCATCAAAGGCGATGGGACCACGGGTCCTCTTGGGATTACAAAGGACACAAGAATTCCTTCCAAACAGATTATTACGCTTAAGCCGGATGAATTTACCGACTGGAGCACTTGGAAGAAAAAGGTCTTTGCAAAAATGCCGCTGTCTTATAAAGGCGGAGCCGAATTTTTCATGGCATCCGGCACATATGAAGGCTATATCGACGGCATGGTAGACAAGCAAGGCCAGCCTGTTGGCCGTGTAAACTACAGCATTGCGGAAGGGCCCCAGGAGAGGTTCGGAGGCAAACCGGTTGTAGAGGTAGAAGACGACGTCATTGCAAACTATGACGATGCCGCAACTGGAGACGTAGTTGCCATTTACGGCAATCTCAACAACTATGCCATAAACTCAAACATGCAGCTTACAATGTTTCGCTATCTTGACCATGATACAAACCAATGGGTTGATAAGGCACTACTGATTGCAGATGGCAAAATCCTTGACCCAAACGGTTTTGTTATTGTCAAGAAAGGCGAAGCTACTACCGGGACCTGACCTAAGAGAGGCGAATTAGCCCATGTTTTCTGATGAAGTAAAATCGTATGTTCGGGCTGAAGAAGACGTTACTCCGCTAATCGACGCGGCGGAGAAATATCTGGAAAATTCCGGGATAAAAAAAGACGAAGGCAATGAGCTTTATGCTTTGGCAGTCAAAATGCTGGTATCCTACTGGTATGACAATCGCCTCCCGGCTGGAAAAATGGATGTCCAGCCTTATGGGCTGGGGGGGATAATTCTCCAATTACAAATGGGCGGTGAATCAGATGCAGGCGGGGGAACTGAAGGAACCGGTTGAGGTTTTGGAGCTTCAAAAGTCCGGCACTGATTACGCATGGGCCTTGAAACATGAAACATGGGCGAAGGCTGAACCACAAAAAGGTAGAAGCCTGTTTTCTGCAATAGGCGTCGGGATGAGAGCGGTCAAATTTACGATAAGAAAACAGGATATAACCCTTGATGATGCTATTAGCTGGCAGGGGAAACACTATTTTTTAACTGAAATCACAGAGATTGACCACATGTACTATGAAATTTCAGCGGCAGAAGTTGAGCCGAAGCCCTGCGAACTGATTGAAAAAACGACTGAAAAGGATGAATTAAACCGGCCAGTCTCTTCTACACCTGAAGTAACCATGACCTTCCCGGCCTGCATGACAGAAAAATACATGGGATTTGCGCAGCAGATTCCGCAGTCGCGGACAGATGTACGATTTGTGCTGGTAACGCCGAAAGTAATCGCCTTGGCGCTCGGAGACCTTATCCGGGTGGAGGGGATTATTTACAATGTACAGGTTCAGCATGAGCTGGATGAGCACAAAAATGAGTATGAAATTGCAGCAATAAAGGAGGCATGACATGGAGAGCATCGAAAAGAATGGCCTTGAAGAACTTGACGCAAAACTGGGCGATATACTTAAAAGTGCTCCTGAAGCGCGCCGGGAGCTGCATGAGCGCCTTGCTGAAGAGCTGAAGCAGGAAGTTGATACGCAAATAGCAAATTCTGTGAACGACAGCAATGGTGAAATCTCAGGGTGGCAGGAGCCGCACGTAGGCAGCGGCGGCGGATACGCCGCGGTTCGACCGACGGACAGCTCTTCCGGGCCAGATAGTCCTGGGGCAATTACGAACTATCTTGAAAATGGCCATGCCATTCGTAATCCTTCCGGTCGTGCCAAAAATTATCGCCCAGCTATTCAT